ACCTAATACTGATTATGATAGTGGTATGATTGATAGCAAGAAGTTTACGGCTAAGTTTATTAACGTCAAAGACCAAGTGGAAGTCAAAGAAGAAGGCTTTGATGATATGCCTTACTTGATTGCAAGGTTTGATAGAGCACCCAACGAGATACTTGGACGCTCGCCCGTAATGGACTTGCTACCTGAAATCAAAATGCTCAATAGAATGAGATATACGTTTATATCTTCTTCCGAGCTTGCAGGCAATCCACCTATGATGATGGAAGATGATGGCGTTGTTGGTCAGCCTGTAACAAGCCCTAATGGCGCTATCTATGTTCGTGCTGGCGCGCAGTACCCTCAACCATACAAAACAGGTGTTAATCCTGCCCTTAATGGCGAATTGATTGCACAGCAACAGCAGTTGGTTAGAGATGGACTGTTTAACAGCTTATTCCAGAGTTTACAGGGCTTGAGGAATATGACTGCTACCGAGGCGGAAATACGCAAGTCTGACGATATGAACATGCTTGCACCCACCACAGGGTCTATACAGAAAGAACTTTATGACCCATTGCTATCAAGGGTTGTTAATCTTCTGCCTGACAAGAAACTACCACCTGCACCAATCAAGTTAGACTATGACATAGCGTATCATGGCAGACTTGCTCTTGCTATGAATAACATGCAGACATCTGCCATAGAGACAGCACTTGCCATATGGACACCTCTTATGCAGGTTACACCTATACTCGACAACATAAGCCTTGACAAGGCGTTCAGAGCTTCACTGTTGAGTCGCGGGACATCTGCCGACACTCTTGTTCCAATGGAACAGGTAATCGCAATGAGGGAGCAGAGAAATCAGGAAGCACAGCAACAGCAGGAAGTATTAGCTGCAGAGAGTTTGTCGAAATCAATTAAGAATGTGTCTGGGTCAGTAGCACCAGATAGTGTTGCAGCGGAGGTAATGGGCTAATGAAGTCAGAGAAAGAGAAAGCGGTAGAGGTTGTTGAGAATCGCAATCGTGCATACAGGTCTGTGTTCACATCAGACAAAGGCAAAATTGTGTATGACGATTTAGAAGTATTTTGTGGACAGACAGCCTCAGAGGTTAGGGCTACTGCAACAGGAATGATAGACCCTTATGATGTAGTATATCGTGAGGGTATGCGTAGAGTATTTTTAAGAATTGTTAGTTTAATGAAAGAGGGCGAGAAATGAGCGAAATAGAAACAGGGAGCACACCGGAAGCACCAGAGACACCAACCTATTCAGAGGAAACAATTTCTCTGATGGAGAAAAAGGGTTGGGACGTTGATGGCATGGCAAAGGGCTATGCGGAGCTTGAAAGGTTTAAGAGTGGCATTAACCCAGACTCAGTGTATCTACCAACAGACCAAGAAGATGTAGAGGGTTGGGCGAAAGTCTATACTGCTATGGGCAGACCTGATTCGGTAGATGGGTATAAGTTCACCACTGAGAGTAAGGTTGAGGTTGATAACGACCTTGTTAAGAGGTTTGGCGAGTTTGCCTACGAAAAGGGCTTGTCTCAGTCGCAGTACAATGACATACTGAACCTACAACTCGGGTTGGTCGAAGAGGCTACTCAGGCAATGGAAGAAGCTGAAATCGCTTCCGCACTTGAGGCAGAGGCAGCACTCAAGAAAGAATGGAAAGAGGATTACGACACAAGATGTCAAGAGGCTGGTGAGATGGCGGCCAAACTTGGCGTAGCAGAATTGCTCAAGAAAAAGGGATTAGCAGGCGACACTGAGATAATTCAGATGTTTGACAATCTCAAGCAATCAACAAAAGAAGGTCATTTACCTAAACCTGAGGCAGTCTCGCAACCTGACTCAAAACAGGAAATGAAAGATATACAGTCCAATCCTGCGTGGATGGACAGAACGCACCCCGAACATAAACAGTTACATGCGAGGTTTCTGGAATTGTGCGGCGTGAGCAGATAACCGTAAGGCCTGTTAAATAGTGGTAGCCCACTTGTGGAGTACACATTAAATACAGCAGTGGCCCTTAAATGGATAACCTAAGCGAAACGTTAGTTTAACCGTAAAGAAAATCTATTTTAAGGGTATTGTTATGACAACACAATATGGTAATGTTAATGATACCAGCGGGTACGCAGAGGCGTTTGACAATGCGTATAAGTCTGGTTATGAACATGTGTTGCAGGAATCTAAGGATGTGTATGCCGGAGTTACTGCGATTGATGTTCTTGAAGGCGAAAAGAAGTTCTATGACTTCGTAGGCACAATCGAGCTTGACAAGAAAACTGCAAGATTCGGCGATATTCCTATTGACGATATCAACCACAACAGGCGGTCAATGGCTCCTGTATGGTATCGTAAGGGTGTATATGTGGACCATGAGGACGACATCGCACTTCACACCGACCCAACGAGTTCCTATATTCAGGCACTTGCTAAGGGTGTCATTCGTACAAAGAATGATGTTGTTTACGCCGCATTTGAAGCCACAGTAAATGGTGACGTTGCTGGCACGACCGACACGTATGCTTTCAACGATGCTGTTTGTGCACCAACGACCGCTGGGGGTGGCAGGACTATTGTCCATGACACCACGAGCAATTACGCTGCTAATGGAACATCAACGGGTATGTCAATTGAAAAGCTCATTCTTGCAAGAGAAGCTCTTGTTCAGTTGAAGAATGACCCGAATCAGATGTTTAATATCGTATGTAGTCAGAGACAGATGTCTGACTTGCTTCGTGAAGCTGAAACCCAGAGCATTGATACAAATATCATTCGTGCATTGCACGCTGGTACTATCAGTGAATATCATGGCTTCCGCTTTATCGTTGATTACAATGTGACCTCTGAGACGGATGGCGACATTGATGGCGATGAGGATATTTATTCTTGTTACGCTTTCACTTCTGACGCTCTGTTGTTTGCACAGCACATGAATCCTATCTTTAATGTTGATTGGCTGCCTGCCAAACAGATATATCAAGTATCTGCAAGAGTTGGCATGAACGCTATCCGCATGGACGAAGACAAGGTTATCAAAATCGAATGTGCAGTAAGCTAAGTAAATAAAAACTTTTTTTAAGGAATAAAGATATGGCTACCGGAACATTTAGTGGCACTATATTTGCCTTGCAAGATTCCCCTACTGTTGGTGAGTTCGCCAATGCGGGGAATGCTAAGGGTAACGTGTATTGCTCGTCTGACGAGTGCTATGCGTCTGGGTCTGACCTTGACGCAGGCAGTACGCTTAAAGTGGGCAAGTTGCCTGCTGGCGCAAGAGTGTTGTATTCAATCGTATGGCCGATTGATACCGCTACATTTGGGGCACCTGATGCAATGACAAATGCCGTAACAGGCTCGCTTGGCATTAGTGGCGACACCAATCTATTTGGCACAGTTGCAGACATGAACGCGTCTGAACTCCCACAAATCATTGCTCCCAGTCCAGATGGGTCAACGTACACAACAACTGTTGATAACGCTCTGGATTCAAGTGTTGACGTTCTTTTCACTTCTGCCGATGCCGCACTTACTGCGACCGAAGGCATTGCTGTTAAGATTTTCTACACAATCGCGTAACATAACGGGGTGGCTTAAAAACCACCCCTATTTTTACTGAGGTTATTATGGCTCTTTCTGAAACAGAGTTGCTTTACAACTTGGCACTTGGTTATGTCGGTGAATACGAGGTAACTGAGGGCAATACAACTGAGAAGCAGTATCAGCTTTGCGATAGATATTATGCTATGGCAAGGGATAAGGTTCTGTCAATGCACCCCTGGAACGAGGCCAAGACAAGAACGATGATAATGCAGGAGACCACCGCCCCTTTGTTTGGGCTGACGTACTCCTTTGCGTTACCATCTGACAATCTAAGGGTCTTGTCGATAGGCGAGACTAAGTATGATTGGGAAGTTGAAGGCCAATACATCTACGCTGACTACGCCAAATCACCGCCAACATGGGCTACTGCAACAGATTACGTTGTTGGCCAATATGTTGATACAGGCTCATTGACGTACCTATGCAATACAACTCATACTTCCGGCACGTTTGCTACCGACTTAGCCTCTGCATATTGGACATCTCAGGGCGATGAGTACAAGATACTTGAAGTGGAATACATGAAGCAACTGACAGACATAACTAAATTCTCTGCCAAGCTAAAGAACGCTATTGCATTATACCTTGCAACCCTGATAGTAACGCCCATAACTAATAACCCTCAGAACAAGAAGCTATTGGTAGAGGAATTCGTGAGTATGATAATGCCTGAAGCAAGAAGTATAGACTCCATGCAAGGCAAGCCTAAGCCAATGTTTAATAGCTCATGGCTAAGAAGCAGACATTCTTTTTAAGGACAATGCAATGAAAAAACTGAAAATAACACTTAGTGTTTTGCTCTTATGCTGTGTATTCTCAACGTTAGCATATCAAGCATTTGGAGCAACAGACCCGACATACAACAACTGGATAACAAAGAAAGGTAATTTTTGGGTTCGCAAGATAGTCTTTAGTGCTGTATCTGACTCTGAGACTGCAACATTTGCCTATGACGGCCACGTAACAAGGATTGTGGTTGATGTTACAGGTACTGACGCAGACGGTGACATAGCCATCTCTGACACTTCTGGGGCAAACTATGTTAATTGGACTAACAAGTTAGGCTCAGGCGATATAGACTATGTAGTGAATATCAATGACGCTGATGGTAATACCTATGGTGGGCCACCTACAAGTGGAACTCATACAGTTACACTTACCGACTGTGGCGACTTGACTGCCGCGACTTTGTATATCTACTGCAATAAGGACTAATTATGCCTTACAAGGCTATTAAGAATACGTTTAACTCTGGTGAATTGTCTGAGCAGATATCTGGCAGGACTGACCTTGCGAAGTATTACAACGGTTGCTCTCAAATGGTTAATGCTACGGTATTGCCTTATGGTGGTGCTGTTAAGCGGTCGGGTACTGTTTACATTGCTAAGGCTAAAGGCGCTTGCAAGTTGTTTCCGTTTGAGTTCTCGGTAGATGATTCTTTGATTATCGAGGCAGGGAATCTCTATATGAGGTTCTATAAGAACGGAGCAAGGGTGCTTGAGACTGTCAAGACAATTACAGGTGCGACTCAGACTAACCCTGTTGTAATCACGCTCGCGGCTCATGGCTACGAGAACGGTGATTGGGTTAAGATTTCAGATGTATCTGGAATGGACGAACTTAACGGCAAAGAGTACATAGTAGCCAATAAGAGCGCAGGAGACTTTGAAATTACCGATACTGATGGTAATGACGTTGATGGCACAGGGTTTGGCGCATATGCCTTTGGTGGCGATAGCGAGAAAGTCTATGAAGTCGTGACCCCTTATAGTGCTACTGAAGTATTTGAAATGCACGTATCTCAGTCCGGCGATGTGATGTATATCGCACACGAGGACTATTACCCCCGTAAATTATCAAGAGTTGCAGACACCAATTGGACGCTTGCGGCTATGGGGTTTGACGGTGGGCCATTCCTAACAGAGAACACCACAGCAGAATCTCTTATGCAATTCACAAGAACAGGCGGAACTGCCGCTTCGGGTTACTATTTCCCCGTAGGCGCAACAGGCACACTGACTGCCTCTGGCACAGGCAATGCACCATTCTTATCTTCGCACGTTGGCTCGTATTGGAAACTTGAAGATACAAGATTGGACAACGAAACATCATCTGTTGATACTGCAATTAAGATTAAGGGTGACTTTACTTTTGACGCTAAAGACCTTTCAGTGTTGTGGCGAAAGCAGGGTAATGGCGAATGGCAGAAAGTTAGGACATTCTCTGGTAATGCTATATACACAGGCACAGAAGAAGAAGATGATGTGGAATATAAATTCTCTGTTGCAGGTGAGAATCTAACAGCAAAAAACCAAACAAACATAGGCATTGTCAAGGTTACTGCCCTGACAAGCGCAACGGTCGTTACGGTAGAGGTCGTGCAAGATGTCTATCGTGATGGTGGGGCAGGTGCTTCGTCGCCAACGACAGCAATGTGGTCTGAGGGTGCTTGGAGCGAATACAGAGGCTACCCAAGAACAGTATCTTTCCATGAGGACAGGCTATGGTGGGCTTCATCTGCTAATAATCCGCAGACTTTGTGGGGTTCTGTTTCATCTGATTACGAGAATCACGAGTCCGGCACAGACGATGATGATGCAGTAATCTTTGCCATTAACGACAATGACGTATCTCAGATACAGTGGATTATGAACAAGGGTGTCTTTGCGATAGGTACGGCTAACAAAGAGTATTCAATGACAGCCTCTAATCCTGATGACCCGATTGCACCATCTGATGTAAAGGTACAACCTCAATCATCTCATGGTAGCGATACATTACAGCCTAAATCTTTAAACAATGCACTATTCTTTATTCAGAAGCAGGGCAATAAACTAAGGGGCATGTCGGCAGAGAACTCTATCTCAATGCTCAAGTCTCTTGATATGACAATGTTGGCTAACCACATGTTTGAGAGCAGACCGATAGATATGGCCTCTCAGAGAACTCCTGACTCTTTGTTGTGGGTGGTTAGAACTGACGGGACATTGCTGTCATTCTCTTATGAACCCGAAGAAGATGTAACCTCTGGCTGGTCAAGGCACGTTACAGGCTCGTCATTACTCACGCCAATAGACACATTCGAGAGTGTTGCTGTAATCAACGGTAGCGTAGAAGATGAGTTGTGGGTGGTGGTTAATAGGACGGGTGGGCGATACATAGAAAGATTCTCAACAAGATTTTTTGACCAACTTGACGAGGCAGTTATGGTTGATAGTGCAATTACAATAGAATCATTGTTTAACTCAAAAACAATAACATTAGCAAGCGACACCGTAAGGTGTGGTAGCGGAAATTACGGTTCGTCTTATTACGGAGGTACATACAGTGGCTAATAAACCAACAGTAGGTGGGAGCGAAGGAACTTGGGGAACAGAATTAAATACCTATCTGGACGTAGGGCATAGCGAAGCAGGAGTCCCTAATTACGCAGGATTGACTGCGCAGGTAGTTAATGTTATGAATGGAGTGAGGGCGACAGGTTCTACGGAAATGTTAGAGTCAACAACAATTCCACAGATAAGTGAGGGCGATGAATACATGACCCTTACTATTACACCTAAATCTGGAAATAATAAATTGCGAATAGACGTTGTGTTTAATTTCTCTGGTGCTGCTGTTAATAATACAATGGCGTTATTCAACACAGACCACCATGCTACAAATGCAATAGCAGCAGTAGGGCAATATGTGGGACAACAAGACGAAACAAAACAACTCACACTAACACACTACATGACCACTCCATCTGCATCGGCAACGACATTCAGGGTTAGGGCTGGTGGAACTTCTGGCACGCTCAACTTCAATGGCGATGGCGCAGAACAAAAGTACGGTGGTGTCATGGCATCATCAATAACAATTACGGAGATATGGGTATAATGCCTCATTTAATCGTATATCTACCTGCTCATGGCTACTCGGACGACAATCCCTTGTTTGTGTCGTGGCTCAATGATACATACTATGTCGCTGACAAGACAATAGATTCGTTCAAGTTAGTCACAGAGGCAAGTGGCTCAACCTATGTAGATTTCACTACGAGCATTACGTCGGGATACGTCAGGCAAAACACAGGCTCAGGTTCAGCGACCATAACTGGTCTTGACCATCTTGAGGGCGAGATAGTACAATTAACCTCTGGTGGCGAGTTCATTGGCTCATACACGGTTACAAGTGGCTCAATAACTGCCCCTATATCAGTCGAGAATTATCAGGTAGGTTTGCCATACACAATGAAGATTAAGACTACAAGACTTGAAGTGCCTGTCGAGAATGCTACTACGCAGAGCAAGATAAAGAGAGTACATGAAGTTGTTACGAGACTGCTGAAGACCAAGAATGGTAGTGCTGGACAGCAATATGGTGGTACGGAGTACCTGACAGATATGAATGCTGATTTTAGCACTTCATCTACCGACCATACTGTACTTGCTAAGGGCGGGTATAGCGAGGACGGATATACGGTCGTTAAGTCTGATGAACCATACCCAATGACTGTAATAGCAACAATAGTATCCTTTTCAGTGGACGAGAATTGATAGAGTTACGAATATGTGAAGACGGAGATTGGGAGTCAATAGCTGACCCTGTTGAGATGGGGTTGCCTGAGCAGAATGTCTTTCAGGACAGTGTAGGGCTAACAGCGATAGTTGATGGTGAGATTAGGGTTGTTGGCGGTATCTGGTTGGTTGATGAAGATACAGGGTATTTGTGGATGAAGATTTCCAAGCAAATATCTAAACACCCAAAGCAGTTAATGAGAGTCTTGCGAGAGGGTCTTGCGATACTTGACGATAGTTTTGGAGTGCCTCATATCCTAACGTATGTGGACGAGAATTTTGTTCAAGGTGATAGGTTGTGCAGGTTAATGGGGTTAGAGAGAACAGAAGAAAGTAAAGAACACGAAAACAAACGCTACTTTGTTTATAAGCTGAGGTGATATATGGGTGCTGCTGGCGGCATGGTGGGTGCTGGAATGATTCTGAATACTTACTCGACCATAAGGGCGGGCAAGAACGCTATGGCTCAGGCCAAGACTCAGCGTAGGATATATGATTGGAATGCAGCCAACCTTGAAAGAGAGGGGCGAGCAAGAGTCTCTGCGGCTAAACTTGAGGAACAGCGAGTATCTCGTCAAGGTCAAGTTGTGCAAGGCAGGGTTAGGGCTAACATAGCCAAATCAGGCGTAAGCTCACAAGAGGGTAGTCCGATAGATGTGCTTGTCGAAAACGCTGAGCGAATATATATGGATAGAGCGTTAACTCTCAGGGAAGGATTGCTTGAGAAGTCCGAGCTGGATAATCAGGCTGCGCTATTGAGACATCAGGGCAAGTTAATTGAGGCGGCAGGTAAAGAGAAGAAGAAGCAATTATACCTGAAAGCATGGGCTGATGGATTGACTATGGTTGGGGCTCTGTCTAATACAGGAGCAGGAGCAACGCAACCATACTCGTTTGGGAACGGACAAGGAGCAACAGGTAATCTCGCAAGAAACACAACACAATCGTCATACAACACAAGAAACTTCACACCGCAAGAATGGGGTAGATAATGCCAAGATTTGAACGAATACAATCACAAGCACGAATACCTACTACTGCCGGAACTGCGTTGGCTGACCCTAACATGGTTCCATCTGGCGACACTTCAGGCTTCACAGCTATTGGTGATTCTCTGATTAAGCTGGGCGAGAAGTGGCAGAAACAGAAAGACAATGACGACACGGCACGAGGCATTGCTGAATAC